GGTCAGGAGCTAGCACAAGTCGGTCGAAGTCCTCGGTGAACTCGGCGAGATGCTTTGAGCGGTAGAGCGGGTGTGATTCGCCATATTTCAGGCGATCCAGTTCCCGTTTCTCGGCGCTGATGTGTGCGCAGTCTGTCGATGGCACGCGAATCGTCTTGTAGAGGCTGGAGTTCTTGTGGAATGAATCGTAGAACTGACCCCGCGGCGCTCCAGGTGATGACACCCAAAGCTCGAACTTCCGCGTGCATCGGTCGAATGCTTCGAAGATCGAGTCAGGAACCGTCTTGGCTTCGTCAATGATGAGAAAAACTGGATCGACATCGCCTCCGATCTTCGGGTGATGCCCTTCGGCTCTCCCCGGGTTGTCAGTCGAGAATCCGAACGCGTAGCCGCCCTCAGGCGTACGCAATTCCTCACTCATGAAGCGCCAGTGCGGGAATCGATGCTGATACACCTTGACCGCGCCCCAGAGCTGCTTCTCGATCTGCATCCATGATCCGCTTGTGAAAATGCACTGACCGCGCGGGAACTCATGCAGGAACCACAGAACGAGCGGAGCCACAAGGCGCGCCGTTTTGCCGCTGCCGTTCGCCGCGACTACACTCGTCGGCTGTTCCATCGCCACCGACTCCATGGCTTCGCACTGCCAAAGATATGGCGTGATGCCGAGAACTCGGACGCAGAACTCGGTCGGGCTCATTTCTTAGCATTTGCCCGTGCGATTTCAACGAGGGCAGAAAGGTTCTTGTCCTGCTCAGTGGATAGTGGAAGCTGCATAACCGGCGTGCCGTCTGGACCGCTGATCTCCTGCTTGTCTGCCTGTCCGAGCATGTTTTTCCCAAGGAAAATGAGCATCGTCACATTGCCAGCGAGCGCCACTTCAATCTGTTTTTTACGCAGTCGGGTTTTGCCATTCTCGCGCCCTTTTGCAATTACGTCCGCAAAATGACGGTCGAGCGTGTCCACTGAGCATCCCACGATTGCCGCGATTTCCTTGTTTGGACATCCGATGCCTGCGAGCTTTTCGACAAGATCACCGTCAATCTCTAGCTTCGGTCTGCCTGCTTTTTTTGGTTTTTCACTCATAGGTTTTTAGATTGGCGCGGGAGTCGCTGGCTTTTTCTTTGCGCTCATGCGATTGTGTTCACGTGTTTTTCAAAGGTTTGGCCGGGCGCCGGCAGTAGTAGAAGGTCGGGGCGGTAAAGTGGCGGAACACCAGTGATCGACGGTTCCCATGTTGCCAGATTTGTTTCTTGTGGCTGCTTGGCTAGGCGCCCCGCTGAAATATCGCGGACTACTTCTCGCAGTAGCTTTACGCCGAGAGGCGCCAGATCCCTGACCCACAAGGAAAGCTCGTCGTCGTCAGGTCTGATGAAAACGTGCTTTTGCGCGGCGAGAGGGCCGCCGTCCACCGTGTCGGTTAGCCAGTAGACGGAGCCTCCCGTTACCTTCTCGCCCATGCGGATCGCCCACCGGATCGAGTCGCGGCCGCGATGAAGAGGGAGTAAGCTGGGGTGATAGCCGATCGCGCCGAAGCGCGCCTTGTTCCTAGTGCGCTTTCCGATGAAGTCATGGCTGTGTGCCGTCACTATCAGATCGCAGTCGGGGCAGTTGTCGTAGGTTAGCGTTCCCGCCCTTATGACCGGGGTTCCGGTATTCGCCGCAGAGATCCACAGCTTGTCGTGGTTCTCCGGTGTAAACGGACACGCGCATGCAACAACTTCGTGGCCTTCTTCCCGCAACATTTCGAAGACGTCCCTGCCGAATCGCTTCTGGCCAGCTAGTAGTATTTTTAACTTTTTGCTCATATTTTTGAAAGTGGAGGCCCGATGTACTTAAACCCTTGAACCGCGCGGAAGTGACCGCCGTAGCCTATTCCTATTCCGCCTCCCGACTTAAGAATAGACTTTTTGCTCTTTGCTTTATTGCTGCCGTTCATCACGGCGCTTACCTGCCTCCAGTCTTTTGACCGCTTGAGGAACTGAACAAGCTGCGGGTGAGATGTGTGAAAGTAGGTTGGAAACTCCCGCCCCTGCCTTCCCCCGCCTGCCTTGTGGTAAGCACAGACCCAGTTGAGAAAGCGCGTGCCAACACCAGCACCTTGCCACTCCGGCATGACGACGAGCCGGGTTGCGCGGAACGACTTGATTTCAAATCTTGGACAAACAGCTAGGTGCGCCACTAGCTCCCCGTCAACCGTTCCGACGAAGTACTCGGCTGCCACCGGGCGCGGAAGCTTCAAATAGTAATGCGGCTCAAACATGGGCCAATAACTGGAGTTGACCTTCCTGATTTCAAGCTCGATTGGTGGGCGTTTCCAAGGCTCGCCAGCCCCTCCTTTTTTGCCAACGCTCCCTTGCCGGTGTCATAGACCCAATCCGGCTCGATCCAGTCGAGGATGTCGTAGTGGCAGGAGAGCAGCACGACCTTTTTCCCGGGTAGCCGACGCCAAGTCTTAGCAAAGGCAAGAGCGCCGATCTTTGCAATCTGCCGATCGATGACTGAAGTGAACTCGTCCACGACCAGAACGTCGGGCGGGTCGCACAAGCACCGAGCGAGACCAGCGCGGAACTGCTGACCGTTGCTGAGCGCCTTGAATGGACGAAGCCACGCTGGCACGTCGCCGAGGCCCACGGCGGCCAATGATCCAGTGACGACGTTGAAGTCGCCGCCGGGCGCGATAGCATCGACGATTGGGGCGTCTTCCGGCCATCCTTCGTAAAGGTCGGTGATGCCTCCGCCTAGCATTCTTCCGATGCTCGACTTGCCGGAGCCGGACGGGCCAACTACAACGCCGATTTGCCAGTCCTCGTCGGGACCGGGGATGTCGGCGTCGAGGGAGAATGTGTCGCCCCTCTCCGGGTTGAACAATGACTTCACGCGTGCAGCGCGGTAGGAGTTGAAGTCCCGGCAGGTGTTTCTTATTTCAATTTTCATACGCAGACAACTTTGCAGGTTAAGCCTTCGGATGTGAGGCGTTCAAAAACTTTTTGCTGTTCGGCCTCGCCGGAGCAAATGACGGTTACAGCGTACTGGCTTGTGAAGTCGCCTTCCTCTGGCTCCAGCTCCGGCTCCTTTTCTTCAGGGTTTAGCATAGCCTCAATTTTATCACCATCAAATCCGGTCAGGTTCAAATCAAAATCCAACTCCCGCAGGTCTGCCAGTTCCAGTCCGAGCATCGCTTCATCCCATCCGCTATTCAGCGCTAGCTTGTTGTCGGCGATTATGTAGGCGCGGCGCTGCGTCTCTGTCAGGTGATCCAGCCTGATGCACGGCACCTCGGCGAGTCCGAGCTTCTGCGCTGCCATGATGCGACCATGACCGGCGATGATGCCATTCTCACCGTCGATCAGCACCGGGTTAGTAAATCCAAACTCTCGGATGCTGCCTGCGATTTGCGCGACCTGAGCCTCGCTATGCGTGCGGCTGTTTCTCGCGTATGGAATCAGTGAGTCGGTTTTGAGTATTTCTATTTTCGGTTTGTTTTTCATGACGTAGTTTTCTCTTGACGTGTTTTTTTCTGTTGGTAAAATCTTGTTTATCACATCCTTAGTGCCTGTCTAAGCGCATCGAGTGTTGGTTTGCCGTCTCTGCCGATTGCCTGCGGTCCGAGCCTGTCAGTGATCGCCTGCCGTGCCTCGTTTGCCAGTTCGGGCGTGAGGTCATCAATGTTCGCATCGACACCAGCGTTGAATTGCTTTCCGAGGTCAACGCCGAATTGCGCGACGTTAGGAGCTTTGACTCGTTCGCCTTTTCGGACCAGCTTGCGGCGCTCGGCTTCGGCTCGTTTCACTGGCTCTTGGATCATGTATGAGTTGAAGCCGAACGGACCCCATGGCACGTCGAAGCCTCCGATGTCCGCTGCGTTTTGGAACTGCCAATAGGCGAAGTCATCCCAGCGTCTCACGTCGCCCTCGGCTTCAACATGGCGCTGCCGCTTGATGCGCGCACCCGGGCGTCGGACGAAGCGTGCCGCGGGATTGAGATTGAGCCAGTCCTCATTGCGCATCCTGCCATGCCACTGCGCGAAGGTTGAAGCCTGTTCGAGGTTGGTGTTGTAAATGAGTTGTAAGCGAGCGTTTGAAATCACGTTGGTGATTTTCTGATCCTTGTAGTCTGCCGGTGTTGCCAGTCCTTCCTGAATGAGAAACTCTGCTGAGCGCTCGCGGAACTTGGCGAGTCCCGTCTCTTTGTAGGCTGTCACGATCTCGCCCGTGTTGACGTCCACGATCTCCTCTGTGGCGTCCGCTTGCCAATCCAGCAACATGTTACGCATCTTGTTGAGAACGCGCGCACTGGTCACTGTGGCGCTGAAAAACGAACGATTGCGGATTGCCGGTGCCATCGCTGACCACTCACGCCAACGAAACCACGAGGGCGTCACTTTGCGCCGTGATAGGTTTTCGATTGCTTGAAGGAATGCGTTCATTTCGTGGAGCTGTTAAGTTCGGCGATTGCTCGCTTGCCCACCGGCGTGAGGTGGTAGGTTGACGGTCTGCCAGTTTGCTTTGTGATTAAGCCCTTTTGCATTAAGACCCACAGGTTGTTGTTCACGCAGACTAGTCCGACCTTGGCATGGTTTGCGATCTCACGCATGGTTCGACCGTCGGCGATGACGAAGATGCGAGCTTCACCCATGCCGATGCCGAGCGAGTAGAGTTTGCTGACGATGCAATGAACCGTGGTAGTGGTCACGCAATCAAGATACAGAAATCCGAGCGGTTGGCAAGCGTGAAATCGGATCGAGTTCGCCCCTGCTCCTCGCGCCTGAACATGCGGGAGCAGAGGCATTAGTTCCCGTCCATCACTCGATGGGGAGATTCTTTATTGCCGCTTGCACGGCGTCATAAGCGCTGATCATCGCTCTGGCTTTCTCGATCTTTTTGCAGTTCGACCAGACCGTGTCATGACCGGCGGAGAAAACTAGCCCGATCCGAGCGAATGTCCAGCCTCGGTCACGCATGACAGCCTGCACGACTGCTCTGGCATCCGCTGCTTCCTGTAACCGTGTCTTGGTTGTGACGAGTTCAGGATCGACGCCCATTTCGGCACTGACGATTTCGATGATGTCGGAGATTTTCATTGTTTGTATTGCCTTGAGCGTTTCCTGATTACTTGATAACCGGGAACTGCTCGATGGCATCTCCCTTTTCACGCCACCGCAGGAATCGCACCGATGTTCCAGCCCTCGCGTGATTCCATGCTTTGATGCAGAGCGCCATCATGTAGGTTTTCGACATTTTAGCCTTTGAGAGTGAGTTGCCCATCAGTCTCTCACGTAGCGCATACCAAGGAGTGCCTGCCTCTAGTCCGATGCCGCGAATAACTTTTTCTACGAACTGGTCAGCAAGTGCTGCGTCTTTACGGCTGAACAGGTAATGGCAGGCGTCCAGCACGCTCGGTAGAATCAAGCCTTTGGCTTTGTATGAGGTTTGAAGTGATTCCCGCGCCTCATGATACTTCTCAAGAAGTTCTTCCATTTCCGTGTTGGTATAGCTGATGCTTTTGTCTGCGCGTCCAGTCATATATTTATCCACGAGAACTAAGCAAGACGCCAGTCTGCAGGCATTTTGTTCACCGCGAACTCCCAGCGTGTCGCCAGCGCTGCGGCGTTTTCCTACGTCTTTCGTGTCGAATACATCAGATGCCAGTCCCTCAACCACGAATGTCTGGATTGATACTCCAGAGAGCACTACGGCTGCGAGGCGGTGTTGCCCGTCGATCAGGCGATCTTCATTTATGCAGATCGTGTCGCCGTTAACTTTCCATGCTCCGCGCTTCATCTCCTTTGCTAGAGACTCAACATGGATTCGAT